TAATTGAGTACACGGAGTACCTTCACTCAGAGCTTCCTTTTCTTTGGTAAAATTTTCTTTCATTCTATCTAATAACAAGCTATCCAATTCAATTTCATCGGCTTGTTTTTTAGATACACCATACATTACCGAAAGATAATGTTGGATAGTTTCGTGCATTGCACTACCAAATAGTGTGTGAATGTTACCAGAACTTTCACCTAATTTATCTATATAGTTTAACTTATATTGTTGGGGGCAGCTACTCCACATTGAGTACTGCGAAAATGATACTTTTGCCATTGAGTTTGTTTAAGCCTTAAAGATACGAAAAAAGGGTGAGATTACCAAATTATACTTTAAGTTTTAACTTAGTAATTTCTTTTGGATTTGTGCCATACGCTTCGGCAATTCGTTTAATTTCTTCTCTGCCAATGGTACTTTCATATAATATATCTAAATATTCGGATGCTTCTCTGCTAGAAACCATAAACCATTTGGCTACCAAATCGATAATCCATTGTTCATAATCTTTTACCGATTTACCTTTCATATAACGAAGATATGATTTTCCTTTCGGTATGACTCCAATTAATGCTTTATAAACCGCTTTAGGAGGTGCCTCTTGAATATATGGTTGTATTTCCGCTACCATCTCAATCCAATCAGGATTCATAGACATATAACGTATAATTAACCAATTACTCCAAGTCTTTTTATCAGCATCTTCTAGCTTATCCCAATACTTTGGGTCCTGGTCTTTTGTGATTGCATTGATGTGGTCGAATAATCCTTTTGCCATTAGTCTTCTACTTTTAAACCCGGAGGTAATAAATCATTTAATACTTCACCACAATCACCACATAAGAATAACTCTACGGGTAATACTTCATCTTTTGGTTTACCAGTTAATAACTTTGAAATCTTACGAAATCCAAAACCTTGTACGAATATTTCACCACCGCATTTCTTACACCCGATTGCTTCGGTTTTTTCTAATGGAATTGGTTTTTCTTCTTGTCCTCCGATTGGTTGTCCACCTGCTCCTAAAATGTTAGCCATTATATAATATTTAAAATTTGAATTAATGTAGCCGCTGCGATAATTTCTTTATCAATTGCTACTGCTGATTTAGCAACACCATCACCTAAAACTAAAATTACATTTGCAGTATTTTCTCCTGCATAATCATCAACTTTTTCATATAGTAATGTATAGAGGTCAGAAAAATCAGTAGCCTTTGAATCAAGAACCGTTTGTCTAATTTTCATATATTTGTTTCTCTTATCATCATTTGATTTAAGAACTTCAAGAACTTTCAACTTATAATCATTATCTAAAAGATTTTGTACATCAACTTGTAATTTACCTTTAAGAGAATTTAATTGACAGGTATTAATAATCTTACGAATATCCGGATAAGAAGAATCAATAATTGGAACTAAATCCTTTGGGTCAAACTCAACACTTTCTGATTTTAAAATCTTACTCATTTGAATTGCCACATCTTTTTTAGTTGGTGGTGTAATTTGAAACGTTTGACAACGGCTTTGAATTGGTTCAATAATCTTTTCAATATAATTACAAGTCAAGATAAACCTACAATGCCTGCTAAATGTTTCCATCAAATTTCTAAGGATTGCTTGTGCTTGAGGAGTCATATAATCAAACTCATCTAAGATAATGATTTTATATTTTTTGAATCCCATAGAAGATGCAAAGTTCTTTACTTTATTTCTTACGGTCTCAACATTATTCTCATCAGATGCGTTAATCATCATAAAATCACATTCAATTGAACTAACAATTAACTTTGCCAATGTTGTTTTACCAGTACCGGCTTTGCCAAAAAATAAAAGATGGGGAACATCTTCGTTTTCAATATATCCACTTACTTTACTTTTTAAGTGTTCATTTCCAACATAATCATCTAGTTTAGATGGACGATATTTTTCCACCCATAACGAGTGATTTATTTGTTCTTCTTTAAATTCAAACATATTTTTATTTTTTATTTTCCAGTTGAACCGAATCCGCCTTCGCCTCTTTCGGTATTATTTAATTCATTTACTTCATTCCATTCTACAATTGGATGTGGTATGATAATAAGTTGTGCCCCTCTATCTCCAATTTCATATACCGCTCCACCCGTTTTCTTAAATGTGGCTTGGATTTCACCTCTATAACCAGCATCAATTACACCAACTGAATTACTAAGAAGTAAATCGGTTTTACGAATAGATGAACGAGGAAAAACAAGTCCCATAAAACCTTCAGGTATTTCCATTGAGATACCAAATCCATAACTGATATCCCACTCAGTTTCTCCCTTAATATCTGTAATAACTAAATCCATTCCAGCATCACTTTCTTTTGCGTAAAATGGAATCGTTGCGTTTTCGTGTAATCTTTTTATATTAACTTTCATTTTGTGGGTTCATTTTTAGGTTATGTTCTCTTAATTTTTTTCCTTCATCTGAAAGTTCTCTAGCGAATAATTTAAAACGTTTACCATTTTGCTTACTTGTAAAAGATATATAAGCATCTTTAGTATTACTAATAGTAAATGTTACAGTTGGTTCTTCATTCGTCATATCTTCGCCTGTCCATGCAAATATTTGTGGTTCATCTCCATCAAATTGGAATACCCATTCGCATTGTTCTAACTTTTCAGATGGTGTCATTTTTAATTCACCAATTGGTTCTAAATTTTCTTTTTGTGTTTTTTTAGCCTTTGCCATAATTTTATTTTGTTTTACAAATATACGAAAAAAAGTTTAGAATTCAAAAAACTTTTTTGCGTTTTGAGAATCAGCGGATGCCATTTCCCATTTTAGAGCGTTGTAGAAATCAGTTAATTTGTTTTCCAACTCCGCTTTATAAATTCCATCCCTATCAACATATTGATTGATAAAATCTAAAATTTCGATTGGGTCATTATAATCTCTAAATGCTACAGTTTCTATCCCTAATGGATTACTTTTAAGATATACCCATTTAACCTTTTCACCATCTCTAATTGGTTCGTATTTAAACGGACATTCAAAGAATTTGAGTAATCGGTTATATGTAATACCAGCCTTAACGTGTGCAGGTGTTCCTTTTTCAAAATTAGCAATAGCTAACCCGCTATCTTTTCTCCACTTACCTTTATCGTATTTACTTAATTCTTTAATAGCCCCACCTTTGGCGATTTTATTTATACGAAGATTAGGTAAACTCTTTTTAAATTCTAAAAGTGATTCATTTATTTCTTCGTTTGTTTTTCCCATTAAGATATCTTTTAACATCTTAGCCATAAAGTCCTGAAATGCTTTGGGGAATGATGAACGTACTACATCCAATCCTTTTACATCCAACTTATCGCAAGGAATACCATTCTTTAAAATCATCCATTGTGCATATCTTTTCTTTGCTACCCAAAATCCCGCTTTACTGATGTATTCTTTCTTAATCTCAAAACGATGTTTTTCTTTTGGAATACAAAAAAATCTTTCAGCTAACAAATTGTAGAATGAATTTAAAAACGATTGTGTTTCATCTGCAATGGTATTAACTTCTGCAGCCATTCTATTTTGGTCAAAGGTTTTATACTCAGGAAATCTATGTTTTACCAACGGCTCTGCCATCATATAAATTGAATCGGTATCTATGTAAACATTATAATCATCTTTTGTACCTAACTCTTTTTGATATTTTAGATTAGCCATTTCCGCAGTTTTTTTAATTACGGTTTGACCGGTAATAGTTACGGCTTCGGCGTTATCAATATCATAGAAACGAAATGCTACAAGTCCTAATACACCATACATTGAATTCAAAAGAATCTTTTGTACTAATTGTCTTTTTGCATAAAAATCATACAATTCAGTATTACCTTCTTCTCCATATTTTTTTTCTAACTTTCTGAACTCAACTCTTTTATTAAACCAATTATCTAAGATATCTGCAATTAATCCCGGCTTCTTTTGAGTATATAATACTCCATTTGCAGCTACACCTAATTGATTATCTTTGATAACTTCTTCTAATTCTTTTCTATTATATGTAAACTCTTTTGTTTTCCCAACAATAGTGTATTGTCTTTCTTCACCTCTAACCCAAGATTCAGGATCCCAATTTGAAATCTTACCAACCTTAGTTTCCGGTGAAATATTTAGGGTCATAATGATTGATGGATATAGGGATGTTAAATCCAAATCATAAATCCAATCATACTTACCAACAATAGGTTCTTTTACATATGCCCCAATAAACTTATCTTCACCCGCTTCCGATTGTTCTGCGAGTTTATCTTTGTGATTTTTTGGTTTATTTGGTGCTACTAATTTTTTTGTTTTAAGATACGCCAAACATGCACCTTCTAAGTATTTTGATGAAAAAATATAATCTTCATATGGAGTAAAACCGGAGTGACAAATGGCTCTACTTAATTCAATAAATTGAAGTTTTGCATCCATCGTTACAATCAGTTCTACGTCAGTAATGTTATACTCAATAAATTTTTCTAAATCATTTTCAAATAGGTCATCCAAACTTCCTTCGTATTCCAGCTTACCTCTACCTAATTCTTTGGTCGCTATGTGATTAAGTGTATAAGAACTCTCTAACCCAAAATTATATCTTTTATATAATCCGATATAGTCCATAACACTAACACCTGCAATACTATAACGATTACGATATGGTGACCAATATGTTTTACCTATTGAGGAAAGACGATTGGCTTGTTTTTCCCCTGCTACGTTTCTAATACGATTATAAAGATATGGAACGTCAAAGAAATCAATATTCCATCCTGTCCAAATTGTTGCATTTATACTTTCAATATAGGTAATATATGCATTTAATAATTCTCTTTCACTTTTGTAAATATGAATATGCACATCTCTACCATCTTTTTGAAATGATTTACCATTTACTTTGCCATTTTTATCAACAACAAATACGTGATATTCTTTTGTAGCATCATCATGTGCAGCTATTGAAGTAATTTCATTTTCTGCTTTTTCAATATTTGGTAAACCTGAATTCATTTCTACCTCAATATCAAAAGTTAAAACAATATGTCCCTTAGATGGAACATCATCATTATACAAATCAACTAATACTCTAGTTGTTTCGGGTACATCAGATTCGAATAATTCTTCACCACTATCTTTTTCCCATTTATCTACTTTAGTTAAACGGTCCCCATACATAGATTCATATTCTCCGTTTGGGTCTTTGATATATGCATATTTTTTATAAGGAAATGTGCGATACCCAATCGTATCATCCCACAAGTGAATTAAGTTCCGGTTTCTTTCAAAGAAAATGTTTTGATACATCTATTATGTTATGGTTTATAAAATATAAAAATTGGTTCGTATTTGTAAAATTGTCCTTCTATTTGCATAGAATTCTTCGCTTTGGATAAATCCATTCCCGTCATAGGACTCATTGTCATTCTCAACTTACCTTTGTACTCACATCCTAATTGTGTAAGGATATCAATACTATCTTGTTCTAATGGATAAAATTTATCAGGTCCAACTTTAATATCTGCAATATTCCAACAAACGTATCTATCGTTTCGTAGGTATTCAAAAATTGTTGTAAGTGTTGGTTTTAAGAAACCATCTCTCCAACTTTCATAGTTGCCAAATTTCTTAAATGATTGTGAATCATCATCTGAATATCTTTCTCTATCGAAGTACGGAGGTGAAGTAAATGCGAAATCTAATTTACCCTTATACTTTTGAAATCTCGGGTCATCCGCAATAACTTCCGAACCTGTTGTAAAGAGTTCGTATGTATTTGCGTGCCCCCAAAATGGATTAGCCGCACCAGGAACTTTGTTGTTAAAGAACTCAGCGAGATATTCATAACGGGTTTTACCAATTTCTGGTATTTGGTTTTCAGTATTAGGGTCATTACCAATGTAATGTATATTTCTATCATCCACACTCAATGCTCCTAATATTCTCCCACCCCAACCAGCCGAAGGGTCATAAATGTTAATTACATCCTGCTCCTTAATATGATTTGTAAATCTTTCATATAAGTATTTTGCTGTCAATGGTGGAAAGTTTACAACTGCTTGTGTACCCATACCGATACGAAATGCTGCAGTTGCTTCAGGAAATATTCTTTGTCCTAATGGATATATTTTAATCTGAATAGGTTGTTTTGGAACATCAATAAGATTATCAATGTTATCACCCCAATCCGCAGTTTTAAGTGAGGATATATTTTCATACTTCAATATACCGGCTTTATAAAGGTCTCTAACCTCTTGTGCAGTTATTGGTGGTGATGGAACTTTACTATCAGCTTGTGATAAGCAAAATCCATATCCATATTTGTTATTACCACCTACCCACGTTTCAATCCACTCTTTACCACTTTGAATATGTGAGTTATGAAATTCTGGATTATCTAAGTGCAATGTTTTAGAAAAACGATACATACCATCTTGCCTAGTCAGTCTTCTCATTTGTTTGATGAATTCTGGTAAATAGGCATCATCCGAAAATACATCGTAAATTGATGGCTTTGGTTTATCATACGCCGAGCCACCTATTCCTGTTTTATACATTGCAGGAAAGAATTGGTTGACGGGTGTGGCGAATTTATTAAAGTTAAAGATAACTTCATTACCGTCATCATCTTTTTCTTCAAACTTATTTACTTTGTAAGTTTGTAGTTTAGAGAACTGCTCAATCATTTCTGATTCATCAACACCAATTCTAGGTGGTGCACCAGTCTCATTCCACTTTCTTACTGCAAGTTCTCTAAAAAATGCCACCCACTTTCCAAAATCGGTGAATGGCATTTTAAGAACTTCTTCATATAATAAGTTTACTTCCGGTTCGTATAACCAGTCATTCTTTTCATAGAAATATTTTTTCTCGTAGTTAAAACTCATTATGCAGTTAATTGTTGTTCTACTAAGAAATATTTTGCATTGAAATCATCGATTTTGAATTCAACGTGCGAAATACCTTGTGTAGATACTTTTAATACAACAGATGTTGCCTCTTTATTAGCGGTTAAAATTTCTTTCAAATATTTTGCAGAGAAGGAAATTGGTTTAATTTCACCATCATATGCTTTATCAACTACAAATACAACTCTGTTTGAATTGATGTTTGAGTATCCTAATACAATTTTCAATTCTTTCTTTTCGGTAAGAATAGTAAACGTATCAACTTCACTTAATGCGTTTTTAGCTTTGATAAACTTATCAATAAATGCACCATCGAAATTGATATCAACATCAAAATCAGGAAGTTTTTTCAAATCTGGTACATTTGGAATAACTGCCAAATCCGCCAATTGAAATTGAACTTTTGTATTTTCACTCTTAATGAAAATATTCACCGCTTTACCTTCAATTTCTTGTGTTTCCAACTCAATATCTTCACCAACTACTGAAAGTAGTTTTGATAATGTTGACGTTGTGTACACACCTAAATCAGGTGAAGTAAACGCGAAGTTGTCTAATTGAATCTCACCCAATACAGTTTTGTCATCAGAAATAAAACGAGTAACTAATTTGTTATCTCCTGCTTTCCAAGCTACT